TACATACTATAATCGGTTCCCATTGATGTCGTAGCCGTCTTTTCTGACGTGAGTGTTTTGGTCGGATCAATTGGGGTGGGATTGTTCAAAACAATAGGTACATATCTTAACTCGGGCGGTTTCAAGATAAAAGCAGAACCAAAATCCTGGAATCTTTTAAGGTAAGCTATCATATTCGCATCATTTTTTTGAAACGCCATAGCAACCATTTGACACCCGTTGTTGAACGGAATAGTTGCATCATACAAATTTTCCGACTTGGTAGAGCGTTCGGGAACGACATATTTTAGAGACTTCTTTGCGGATTCTTTAATCGTGTTATTATTCGAATCTGCCAGTTCTTTAAACGTGTATTTTGATGTGCCGTTTGTAACGGTGACGTTGACATATTCGTAAAGAGGCGTGCGCTTATATATTTCTCGAGTGTTTATATTACTGTCTGATCCCGGCGTTTCATCAATAATAATAATTACTTTATCCATCAAGCTGGTAAGCTTGATTTTACCAAGGTCTTCGCCGTGAAACGAGTACGCAAATCGAGGATCGAGTAATTTGGGTGAAAGGTTGGTTTTAAGAATATCTGCAATTGCCTGGTATGTCATAATGTTCCGACTCTTAATTCGAAGACATAAAAATAGCGGATCGCTAGAATTTTGAGCCCCGTTTGCTGAAAACGCTAGCTGGTTCACCACCCTTATTGCTTCTGCGAACGGCACGTAGTTGTATACTTCTTTCATCGTAAATTCGGGCTGCGATGACGCGGCTACAACCGGTACACCATCGACCGAGTATATCTCGAAATCTAGAACGCGCGCGCCCTGCTTTATCACGGTTTCCAATGCGACCGTTGAAACAAAGTCTGATGTGTACTCGCCGGAGCAGCAGCAGTTATACGCGGTCAGCATATAATAATCTCGAAGCAAGTAACTGTATTTCTCATCAAAGTCGTTTATAGATCCGGGCTTGGACGATTTTTCATAATTCGCTATCATAGTGTTATCATTGGTCTCCTTTTTCCCTCGAGTCCAAACAACCAGCCAAATAAACATGATTGCCAGCACGGAGTTGATTATCAACCCGCCCATATGCGCGACATTTGGCCGCATCCCCTTTATAGTGGATATGGTAGCTGAAGCCACTCGACTCAATTTGTCCCCGATTGATTCTGTGACGGGATCCGTTCCTATCGATGTCGTCGATGTCGGCATATTGAATTTATTGTATAAGTTATAAGTTATTAAAAGTGTTTCTACTATATTATCTACTATATTATAACAACAAAAATAACAAGAAAAATAACAAAATAACAAAATAACAAAAAACAAAATAAAATATAGTTTAGAAAGGCAAGTATAACTATATATAATTTAACTTATAATAATATGCCAGGCGGATTACTAAACATCATCGCGTATGGGAACCAAAACACGATACTGAACGGAAACCCGAAAAAATCATTTTTTAAAACCACATATAAAAAGTACACAAATTTCGGTCTCCAGAAATTCAGAATAGACTTCGATGGACAGCGTAAACTTCGAATGTCGGAAGAATCCAAATTCACGTTTTATATGCCGCGGTATGCCGAACTGCTTATGGATACGTACATATGCGTAACCCTCCCCACGATTTGGAGCCCCATTCTTCCACCTAAAACTGAAAACGATAAATGGGCGCCGTACGAGTTCAAATGGATAAAGCATTTGGGTACGCATATGATCAAGGACATAACGGTATCTGTGGGCGGCCAAATTCTTCAAAAGTTTTCAGGGAGTTACCTTCTCTCCATGATGCAGCGCGATTATCCCGCCGAAAAACAGGATCTTTATAGCGAAATGACCGGCAACGTACCGGAACTGAATGACCCGGGCTGCTACGGCGCCCGCGTAAACCAGTATCCTAATGCGTACTACACTCCGAGCCAGCGCGGTGCGGAACCCTCCATTCGCGGTCGTAAAATATACATTCCAATCAACACGTGGTTTACCACCAGCAGTAAAATGGCGTTTCCCTTGGTGTGTTTGCAGTACAACACCCTTCAGATCGACGTGACGCTGCGATCCGTAAAGGAACTGTATACCATTCGCGACGTAACCGATCCAGAAAATGGGTGGCCCTACGTACAGTCAAATTATACGCTGAACGAGCACCAGTTTTACCGGTTTTTACAAACGCCGCCGGATGTGGAATTGGGACCATCTTCGTATACCGATACGCGAACCGACTGGAATGCTGACGTGCATATGATCGCGACATACGGGTTCTTGTCAGCCGAAGAGACTGCTGCATTTGCCGCGAACGAACAAAAGTATTTGATAAAGGCCGTTTACGAATGGGAGCATAAAGACGTTACCGGAAACACGCGCATAAAATTAGAAAATACGTTGGGGATGGTATCCAGTTGGATGTTTTTTTTCCGACGAAGCGATGCGTTTATGCGAAACGAGTGGAGCAATTATACGAACTGGCCATACGAGTACTTGCCACACGACATTGAACCGGCCGAAATGGAATTTTCTTCGGATCGACAGTTAATAGAGGGATGGAAGCCGCTTCAAGTGTCTACGGTTACGGGCGAGGCACTAAGTACCCGGACCTCGTATCACATTGGACCCGGTCGAAATCCGTGCATGGATCAAGCCGGGCGGCTGGAACTACCCGCGACAAGCAATCGTCGCACCGGATTGTATACCAGCGGGCTATTCGAGCCCGAAAATCAGCGCGAAATTCTTAATACCATGGGGATCATTTTCAATGGAAAGTATCGAGAGAATATTCTGGATGCTGGAATTTACAATTATGTGGAAAAATATGTACGCACCAAAGGGAATTCACCGCCTGGAGTGTACTGCTATAATTTTTGCTTGAACACCGACCCGAACGACCTGCAGCCATCGGGCGCGGTCAATATGAGTAAGTTTACGCAAGTTGAACTGGAACTGTCGACAATATATCCGTCACTGGATCCGAACGCGTCGTTTCACATGATATGCGACCCTACAACCGGACTGCCGATTGGTGTGAATAAAACCAACTGGCGTATTTACAACTACATGTTTGATTTGGTTCTTATCGAAGAGCGCTACAATGTGTTAACGTTTGTATCGGGGAACTGCGGTCTCATGTATGCTAGATAATAATAGAGTTTTTATTAATTTATTTTAACAATTAGTTTAATTTATAAAATTAATAATAATCATATAAAATAACAAAATAACAAAATAACAAAATAACAATAACAAACAAAAATGGACTGGTACAAAATTTTATACTATACGATCCTTTACGGATCGTATGTATTATACGGACTGCTACTGCTCGCCATTTTAGGCGGACTTCCCAATATGAATTTGTCAGATAAAATTCCCGAATACCTCACCGTGCTTCAAAATGGGTTGAAGTACTACGTATGCTTTTTTTTAATCGCGCGATTCAACCCGTTTATGCGATCGAAGGGCGAAGACTTTACGGACTTTGACGCCGATGTCGTTTTTTCATCCGCAATTTTCTTACTGCTCACTACATCGTTCACGTCAATTGCGTACACGCACGTTATGGAACAAATAAAAAACCCGCTTCGAAACCCGTTTAATGAGTTTAAGTTTAATAAAGACGACGTGATGAAATCTATACAAGATATGAAAATATTTTAATTCAGTTCATCTCAGGGGGCAGAGCCCCCCTCAGACCCCCCAGAGGCGCAGAGGGGGTTAAGCACTGCGTAGTGGGCGCTTGACGCCCCCTCCATCTATCTAATACCTACGTCGTCTAGTTTGGGTTCGTCCTCCTCTCCCGCGTCGCATTGTCTTTTTTGGATTTGTCTTGGACTCAGATTTAGGCGGCGATGGTGGCGACCTCCTCTCTGAATCGAAAAACCATTTCACCTTTTCAAGTATCGTTTCACCAACGAGCGCATCTACTTCGCGTTCATCGTCGGTATATTCCGCCGATAAGGATAACTGGGATTTCTTCTCAAGGATGCGGTTCAACTTGAGTGTTGCGGTTTGCGACGTTGCAATACCGAGAGAGTGATATAGCGGACTTGACATAAACCTTTTTATAAAAACAGACTGGTCAATTCTGCGTTCGTACGGCTTGACTTCAATGACGTATACGTTACTCGTATGCATCCCAGGATGCGCCCGATCGTCTACAAAAAACACCTCAATTTTCCCTTCCAAGTTGGTGCATCGAACCAGATCGTTGTATGTTTTATCATGACTGGTACGTCTCACTTCGACCGTCTCTCCATTCGGACGCTTGAATGCACCAATGACGCGGTCAAACAATGATACCCCGCTTTTATAATTGAAATAGTTTTTAATGCTCTCGGTCCATTCGCGCGGGCCGGTATTGTTCGTGTATATCATAACGTGATCGCACTTGTGAACGCGCTTCATTTTTACAAGAAATTGCATAGTGTCCATTATTTTTGGACGCAGGACCTCTGGATACAGGTCAACAATGGCATTAAAATTATCCCGAATGACCTTGTCTGGGTTGGTATGGACTAGTTTTAATATTCGGGCAAGCGTATAAATAAATTCGCTTAAATCAGAAAATGTCCCCAGCGTTTCATCCATATCAAACACTGCAATACGCATTACACTTGACGCATTGGGAGGATCATGTTTCATTTTATTTATTTATATACTTATAGTTTATAAATTATATTTTATATTTTACATTTATTTAGAGAGTTTATTCGCAAATATAAAATGCCATCTCTAAATAGACAATTGACGAGACGAAAATGCGAACGGGTTTTGCGGTTTTATAAAACCCGGTTTACTCGTACCGAACAGTTAAGCATATTACGGAAAAAAACCAAGGATATACTTAATGATAAAATGTGCAAATGCGTGAATGCTCTTTATAAAGGCACCGCAGCTAGTAATAGTAAGGATTTGCACGCATACAAAGACTCAATTGCCATATGTAAGCGTAGCGTATATGGAAGAAAGGGTTTAACGCCTCCAAGATTCACGTGCAAGATACGCAAGCACTAGTTATCTTCATGTTGAATCCCTTGAATCCTATTCAAAATCAGTTTCCATTCTGGGTGCATATTTTCAAGAGGTAGTTTCGAAAATGTATTAAGTTCGACTAGTCCGTATTCGATGCGTTCAAGCACCAATACTGCACTTGTTACGGGTTTGTATTCCGGACGGGATAGAATAAAGTCGCACAGGTTGGTTCGAATGAACGTGTCGCACTCATATTCGGGGACGGTTGTTATAAAGAATCCGTCCACCCTTTCACGCAAGTCAGGGTCTTCAAGAACTTGGTCATAAATTGTCGCGCCGCCAAAAATCCACAGCACGTCCAGCGAAAGTTCGTTTTCGGCTTTTTGAATTGCATCATGTATCGACGCCGCCATATGAAGATGAAGATGGTCTGTTGTTGTTGTTGTTGTTGTTGTTGTTGTTGTTGTTGTTGTTGTTGTTGTTGTTGTTGTTGCTTGCGTTTGCGTAACGACGATTGTTTCCCTGTTTGGAAGAACCCGGCCAATTGATTCGAACGTTTTCCTACCCATTAAAAGCCCATTTTTTATACCTGGGGCGGTTGTTATCTCTCGCATAAATTTTGAGTCCTTTTTAGACCGCCACGGAATTTGCCCATTCATCGAAATACCTTGAAGGTGTGAATGCGCTACAATGAACCATATTTGCATTTGTATTTGATCGTTACTTGTTTAAGTTTAAGTTTAATATTAATTATTTATAAATCTATATTTAATATTTTTTTATAGGCAAATCAACACGATAGATTAACTATGTCGTCGACTATAACGTCGTCTACGATTGGTAAGCGGGTTCAATGTTTTGCGTTTGCGACGACCTCCCCTGCTTCCGGTTCTACGAGACCGCTGCCTTCTTTTCATATCGCCGCGTGTAGGAAGGTGATCGCAATGTATAGCCCTTTGCGAATCACTGATTCCACTAGTAGACTTACATTCTGTCTTCGCACTTCTAATAACAGCTGCAACCTGTCCGTGTTCCAATAGCCCCATATCAAAAAGTTTAATGGCTAGTTCTCCATATGAGTGAAAATAAATAATCCTTGGATCCATCGAGCCTTCTACGGGTTGTCTAACAATATGAATACAAACGGTTACCGTTACATCTGACTGATTTAACATGCGTATGCCGGCAACTTCGTCGCCTTGTCCGTTGTCGCCAATCCATATGTATTGTCGTTCTGGAAAAATTCTAGCATATTGCTGAAAGCGCGCATACTTTGTATCGGCGCAGGTGCGATAAAATGCGCCATCGGGATTATCACCTCTATAAGCTGAAGTCAATATTATACTGGGAGCATTTCGGAGAATCTCTCGTTTACCCTCTATCCCTTGAATAAACGAGAAATCAGTTCCGCCTAACATATCTTTTAGTTGTTGCGAGTTAATTTTTTTAGTCTTCATCGCCCCAGGAGTTGCAGAAAGAACGGTAGAGTAGTGGGTTGATTTCTGCAATGAATGAAGCTGTCGGTGCATTTCCGTTACACCGGGGTACGCTATTTTTTCGGGCCACGACATGTCGCTTCCTGCAATGCATGTCAGATGTTCTCGATTGGCGTATAGAGTGTCGTCTATATCGGTTAAAACGTGATACAACTTAGGTATTTCTGCCGCGGTATACGCGTCAGCAATTGCTTTAAAGGTTGCGAGTAATGCTTCGCCTTCGCGCATCGTACTTCCGTCACGATTGAATATTAATTCTCGTAAGTCGCATCCGTAACTATTAGGAGTGCTAGCAAGAATATATTTGTATTTGCAGTCGACGTCTTTTGAAAAACTGACGTCTAACATTTTTTTTAAGGCGTTTATGTCGGCGTACATATGGTCACGAAGGTATGCATTGAATACGCCATTCAATGATGTCAGTATTGGACCTTTTGTTGATTCATCAACTATTCCTTTGTACGTACTAACTAATGACGAATACACTTTTCCTGCAGGCATCGCGTGTAGCGGTGCGGAATATTGTGAAAGACGCACCGCCGGCGATGCAGCTATCGGTGAAGGTACATTACGTCCTGATGTATAACTGGCGAAAGGGGATATGCTCATTCTCGACGAAGCTGCTGCTGATGCTACTGCTGCTGATGCACTTGAGATCGAGCTGGGAACAGTGGATAACCCACCTAGACTACCTAGAGTCGAGTTTGAATAGGGGGTAAGTGCCATATTATTAATAGTATTATATATTATATGCCAATATAAATATATAATAATATATATTGTTATACCTCTTCTAAAGTTTCGTCAAGTTCTTTCATCTCGATATGGTTTTGCCGATCATTAAATGACGTCCTATAATCGTGAACATATTGATAGAAAAGAATGCTTCCCGATAATCCTAGAAACATGACCGATATTCCAATTATTGTATCCAACGGTTCTTTGAACCATACGAACGAATATGTGAGTTGAATAACGCGACGCACCAAATCAAGCCCGCTTAATAAAATGTTTGCAGGAATGGCGCTTCGTTTACTGGTGTTTAATATATATATTTTATTGAACATGTAGAGCTGGAGACCAAACGCAATAAAAAAATACATGGTTACCGTACCTGGATTTATCGGCGGCGTATTTTTCACGGTATAAAATATCGCAAACGGTGACGCAATTATCAAATACGTGCACTGGAAAATGATTTGAAAGTCTATACTTTGAATATGGTTTCCGTGACGTAGCATTGCATACTCGATGAGGTTGTTATACGTGGCATTTAAAAAACATGAAACTAGTACAATTGTCGCATCTTGAATAACCGTCTTAGGCGTTTCTGCTGCCATAATGTACTGTACAGTGGAGAGGGTTTGCGCTATAACGAGCGAGACGCAACTTGCAATATAGAGCCGCGTCACCGGTTTTTTAAGCAAGTATTTGAACCACGGAATATTGAAAATGATGAATCCCGATCTCAGTATCGTATAATAACTGAGGGTTATCGTGTTCAGTGCGAAAAACACCGTAACGGTCTCGATCGTATATAGAATGCCGGTGCATATCGGATATAACAACACGTGTCGATTTTCTGGACTGGTATACGATTTGATTTGTTCCCATGAAAATTTGTGTATGAAAAAACAACTATAAAACGGCGTAAACATCAGGCTTAGTAAAACATTGAACCATTCGTTTTTATACCCGTATTCCATGTTCACATACTTCATGCAAATCAAGTATTCGGATAGCGTGACAACAAATAGTACGGAATTTAATATTAATAAAAAGGACATGGATCAACCCATCAACATTGTTCTATATGGATACTTACATTTATATCAGTTACTCAGATACGATTACTCATTCACGGTATTTGAAAAATAGTGCAAACAACATGGCGTTCACGGCCACGCTTATAACCCCGGCCACGATAAGCGAGGTATCTTGAATAAAATACCCATGAAGAAGCCATAGCACGCTGGTGAGCAATAATAGAGACAGTGAATAAATCGACAAGTCGTGCACCTGCTGACTTTGGTACGATTTATACAACTGCGGAATCATTTGAATGCAGTTTGTAATCGGTGCCAAAATGGAAACGCTTTGTGCGAACAATGCAAGTGACATTTTTCTTGGTTGTTGTTTGTCTATATTTGTTTGTTTGTTTTTTGTCTGTATGGTGTTGTTTATTTGTTTGCTATACTATTCGAGTAAATTATTTGAAATGAAAATCAATAATGAATAAAGAATATAAACACTTTTTTTTATTGATATTACTACATTAGTACCATCAATCAATGTCAACAAAAAATAGATACAGCACGCCCGAACGACAGGCTCCTGACTGCCAGGACTGGACTACCGTAACAATGAGCAAGACGAGACGGCAGACTGCATCGGCAGAGGCGTCTACGCCTTCACAATCACAAACAAATTCAAACTCGGCATCCGCAGTCGTGGCTGCAATCACCAAACCGGTAGGATCGGAAGACGACCAGAAAAAAACAAAATACATCGCTAAAGTAACGTCGGATGCGGTACGCGTTTCGCGATGTGAGAAAAAACTCACCCAGAAGGAGCTCGCTCAAAAGTGTAACATGGACGTATCCATCATTTCCGAAATTGAGCGGGGTGGTTGCGTCTACAATGCGACCCACGTCAATAAAATTCAATCGATTCTCGGAGTAAAAATACCCAGATCGTAGTTGGTATTAATAACTATTAATTCATCAAATAAATAAATTATGAATAAATTATGAATAAAATATAATATAATGGATAATATAAATATTATTTATAAAATATTTTATATTATTTGATTTTACATGATCATTGATCTATGCGCGCTCGTATTCGCGGACAGTCGGTTGCCATACATTGAGGGGTTTTTGTCAGAAATTCCAATCGATAACTGCTGTGTAGTGTTCGATTACTATAACGATACTCCAGAAACACTCTCGTATAAGGTAAGTAAATTAAATGTTGATAGACGAATTATCCGCCATACCGATATTGTAGACGAGTCTGGAAACGGTTTCGAAGGCGAATCGTTCAATTTCAACTCTATAACTATACTTCATGATAATTCGACCTCACTTTGCTTTACGAATCCATCATATACATTTTTACATGGAATGTCTGCGTGCACAGTAATGAATGCGGAGAACGACGATCCAGCCATTTCCAGTTGGGAACAGTTTATTCAGATGTTCTCCAGTTTAATAACAACTTATGGTGTAAAATCAATCGATATGCGGGCCCCTGAATTAAATAGTGACCCGAACTGGAAGTTTATTATTCAAAATTTAATGAATCGTTTAGGTGTGTATGTTCGTGCGATAGAAATTTTAGAATTTATGCCACACTATTCATTTTTAGAGTAACGTGTATAAGTATAACGTATAAGTATAACGTATAAGTATAACGTATAAGTATAACATATAATAAATATATTATTGATTTATTATAAGTAACTCTCTCATTTTGTTGTTAATAGTATAGTAGGAACATAACAATGTCTTCATATTCGTTAGATTTCGACGGAAGCAATGATATAGTTACCGTAGCCAATATTGGCACGCTATCCAGTGTTACCGTGGAATTTTGGATGTATAATACGGATTCGGGAAATGGAGGTCGCTACGCTCAGATGGTATCCAGAGGCGCGAATGGAAGTGGATGGGACTGGTCGGTATATCTTCAAAGTCTTTCTGTAGCAAATACACTGCGATGGGTTGGGCCGGGTGGAACAACTATAGATACTAATGTAATACCGTTGAATACGTGGACCCATATTGCAGTTACATGTAATAACGTGCAAACAAAAATTTACATAAACGGGGCGTTGATTAGGACACAGAGCACGACGAATGCGATGACAAATCAAACCAGCAGCGTTATGTTTGGAAATGATGTAAGTATGTCACGACCATATAGGGGTCGGTTGTCAGAAATTAGAATTTGGAATATCATTCGGTCTGATTCAGATATTTCAACATATTATAATACAACTTTAGTAGGAAACGAAACCGGGTTAATTGGCTACTATAAACTTAACTCGACTTCAGGAAGCACCGCCGTAGATACATCATCATCGGCCAGAAATGGAACCCTATCAAATTTTTTATTATCGGGAGCAACATCAAACTGGGTTGTCGGTGGTCCGCCTTTAGGAATTACTCCAACGATCGGCGCTCTGGCAGTCATTCCTACAAAAACGTTCGGGACGGATGTATCATTTAACCTTACAGACCCTTCATCAAATAGCAGTGGCGCATTTACGTATTCATCTTCGAATACCAGTGTTGCTACGTTGAATAGTACTAATGCACTCAGTTTTGACGGTGTAAATGATGGAGTCGCATTAACTTCATACCCATCATTGAATTCCACAAATCAGTTAACAATTGAAGGATGGATTTATACAACCGGGTATTCTAACATGATTGTTACGATAAATAGCACCGCAGCCTTAGAAATAAATGCACAAGGTAGAATTAGTTTATATGCAACAACTGTCGGAACCGGAGGGAATTATCTAATAGTATCTGATTCAGCAATTACATTAAATGCCTGGGTATACATAGCAGTAGTTAAAAATGATAATGGATATAATAAATTATATGTTAATAACGCACTTGTAAAAAATACAGCTGATACTACTTCGGGTGTGTTTGTTGCCGCCACCGGGTTGAGTTTGGGCGCTAATGTGCAAGCTAGTATTTACTCGAGTATTCGTATGTCTGAATTTAGAATGTGGACCGTTGCCAGAACGGCGCAACAACTAACCGATACTTATAATATCCAAATACCGTCGAATTCTTCTGGATTGGCAATCTATTATAAATTTAACCAGGGTACACCAAACGGAACGAACACGGGGTTAACAACGCTAACTGACTCTACAAGTAATAATTATCACGGAACGTTGCAGGGATTCGCGTTATCCGGGACAACAAGTAATTGGGTTACAGGTCCAAGTTTGCCAACAGTATGCACAATTGTAGGAGCCGGCACAAGCACGATAACCGCCACGCAAGCTGCCGACGCATCATATATTAGCGGAAGCGTTAGCACTACCCTTACCGTAAATGCGGCGCTTCCAATATTTGGAACAACATTCACACTCGGTCCAAAATCAGGTCTATATGTGTTAGCCGACGCGTCCTTCTCACTTACTGCGCCTACATCCGACAGTTCGGGAGCATTTTCATACACGTCAGACAATTCGGCGGTTGCTGTAATAAGCTCTGGACACACAATCTCTAATTTATTGGCACGGTATGACGCGAGCGTTGCATCTGGTTATACGCTTAGCGGAAGTAATGTCACGCAGTGGAATGATTTGACTGGAAATGGGTACCACCTTACGCCGAATGGCACTGGCCCCACTTTAACGACGATCAAGTCTGTCCCAGCTTTTAATTTCAATTCCGGCTACGGTCTAATTCGTGCGTCTGTCCCGTTATCAACATCGATTACAGTTTTTATAGTTGCTAGATATAGTACCAACATTGCAGGATATGGATCATTTATGCATCATGGGCATAGAGATACTGACTGGGCTATAGAAAGAGATTCAGGGACTTCCAATGTTCATTTTCAGTCGGGTAATAGTGGCAATGCTATTCTTTCCGCTGCAAACGATACAAATTATATTTGGATTGGACGCGTAGTGGGAAACACAAGAGAGTTCTGGAGGTATTCTGATACAGTATCTACTGGATTTATAAGCGGTACGCCTGTAAGTATAACCCCCGGCAATAAAACGTTATATGTCGGTAAATCCGATAATAACGAAGCATCTAACGGTTCTATCGGTGAAATTCTTTATTACAATGCGTCATTATCCAATGCTGATGTTAGCGCCAATTTGCTTTACTTGCAAAATAAATGGTTTAATGGTCTAACTGCAAGTTCGGGTGTAACACTTGTGGGATATGGAACTGCAAATATCACAGCTACCCAGGACGCATGTGGGAACTACCTGACTAAAAGCGTGAGTTCGCTTCTAACCGTTTCTGATCTAACTACGCCTACATTGGGAACGTTTACCGTGCCGTCTACAAAGGTATACGGCGATGCGTCGTTCAATATATCACTTCGTCCCACTAGTGATAGCAGTGGTGCAATCACCTACACGAGCAGCAACACCGGCGTTGCCACAATTGATGCGTCCGGAAACTGGATAACACTAGTTGGCGCCGGTGATGTAAGTTTCAACGCTTTGCAAGCCGCGGTTCCAAACCAGTTTTCTAGCGCAACCAACACTAGTAACACGCTCACGGTTTCTATTGGAACACCAACGTTATCTGCAAGCACGTTCAGTGTTGATTCATCCAAAGCGTACGGCGATGCGTCATTCGCAATTGTCACGCGTCCCACCAGCAATAGCACCGGTGCAATCACCTACACGAGCAGTAATACCGG